TTCACCATCTTCCGGTCGACGCCCGAACGCATCCTGACCGCCAAGGATTATTTGACCCTGGCGATGAAGGCCATCAATACCGACCCGGGTTGTCTGGTCATCATCGATTCGGTCTCGGCTTTGTGTGACGAGAAGGAGATGGACGAGGGCGTTGGCTACGAGAATCGCGGTGCTGGCAACAAGATTTTTGCCGGATTCTGTCGACAGGCATCGAATGTCGTGCCTGTGCGCAACTGTTTTGTCTGGGCGATCCTGCATTTGACGCAGTCCCAGGGCATGTACGGCGGCTTTGTCGAGAAGGGAAGTCGCACCCTGCAATACCAGGCTGATGTGCAGATGCGGGTCAAGTTTGACCGCGCCTGGAAGGTGGGTTCGGGCGGCAACGAAAAACAGATCGGCCAACAGGTTCATTGGCTGATCGAATCGTGTGCTCTCGGCCCGCCCCAGATGGAGGTCGACAGCTACATCCGCTACGGCATCGGCATTGACCATGTCTACGAGGCGATCAACCTGGGCGCACAACTTGGGCTGATCGGCAAGGCCGGGGCGTGGATGAGCCTGGACTACATGGAACGCCACCTTGACCTGATGGGCGTCGACAAGTGGAACGATGACGCCATTAAACGGGTCAAGACCCAGGGCGGCGAGAAGCTGTACAAGCTGCTTCAGGACAACCCCTCCTGGATTGCGGCCCTTGAGTCAGAAATCAATACCATGCTGCACCCGTCATGAAAGTCAAGGGCTTAGACGGGAGGACCTACACTTGGTCTTTCACCGGCAGATCGCATTCGGGGGCCGAGCTGGCCCCCCTTCGTTCCGGCCTGCATGGTCGCGTCAGGACAATCCTGCGCAGAATCTATCCGGTTGACAGGATCATGGAGGAGGTCGGCCTGCCGGGTTCCAACGGCCTGCGGGTGGATTTTTATCTACCCCTCCGCAATCTGGTGGTTGAGGCGCACGGTGAGCAGCACTATCGTTTTGTTGCTCATTTTCACGGTACACTCATGGGTTTTCTGGAATCCAAGGCCAGAGATCAGAAGAAGTTGGACTGGTGCCATCTGAACGGCATTCAGGTGATTGAGTTGCCTTACAACGAGGAGGACGAGCAATGGGAGAAGAGGCTGAGGCAGTAAAGTCATCGTCACAATCGGTCGATGAGATGTTGGATAGTTACGAGAAGATGATCCTGCCGGCGGAAGACAAGGGGGCGATGCGCTACATCAACATGTCACAGCATGAATTGAATGCCATGTCCGCCGAGGAATGTAACGAGGCCGCCGTCATGTTGACGAGCCTGGCCTTCCATGTGGCCAAGGCTTGCAACAAGCTACGGGCAAAAATCCGGTATTGCAACGAGGCCATCCTCAAGTGTATTGCCAGCAGGACTGCGAACTACCGGTACAACTCGCCCGACGAGAGGAAGGCCTTGGCAATCCAGGAGGACGATTTCGCCAGCAACACCAAAAGGCAGGAGGTTTCCCTGTCCTGCCGGCTGGAGAGGATCGATTACCTTTCCCTGCGTCTGGAAAAGGTGGCTGACATGTTTGCGTCTTTGGCTGCGACCAAAAGGAGACAACAATGAGCGACAAGGATTTGCTGAAAAAGATGGCTTTGGCGATGGCGTCCGAGGATTGGGCGACCGTTGCTGAAGTAGCCAGTCAGATGGCGGGCAAGGAGGCGCCTCCTCCGGAGTCTGTCGCCAAACCAAAAAAGACACCGAAAGCCAAAAAGGCACCGGAACCCGTCAAGTCTGTTTCGACCAATCAGTTCAAGGACGACTTGTCTCTTGAAAAGAGCCACATAGCCACCGACAAGAAGCTGAACCGGAAGATGCGTCCGGCAGCCCGCAGACCCCCGTCGCAAAACCAGAGGATGGTTGATGTGGTCTGTCCCAAGTGCAACAGGACACATCAGGTTGCTGCCGTCCAGGCGGCGCTGCGACGCGAGATCGATTCCGGGGTGGTTTGCGCTGGCTGTCTGAAGAGGGGAAGGTCATGAATCAGGATCCGGCAGCGGAGAGGGCCGTTCTGGCGGCTCTTCTCAAGGGGGGCCACGAGGCCTGGGTGGATGTCTCCGATGTCCTTTCGGCAGACTGTTTCAGTTGCGGCACCAATGCCGTCTATTACCGTTGCCTAGAGAAGGTTCTGGCAGAGCCAAACTCCAAGGCCGACATCCCCTCCATCGTGTCGGCGGCTGGCACTTTGGGATTTGCGGACACATTCAAATCCCAGGAAGAGCAGAAGTACCTGCGGGCTTTGGCGGTCACTCCGGTTGAACCATCCAATTTACGCCGGTTGGCTGCACGCCTGGTGAAATTGCACAAGGCCAACGAGTTCTCGGAAGTGATGAAGGAGTCAGCCCAGAAGCTGGCGAATATTTCCGGGGACGAGACGCTCGGGGAAATTCTGGGCATCGGCGAAGAGGCCGTCTTCAATTTCGTCGGCAATCTGGGCAACCAGTCGGAAAGCCTGGCGCACATCTCCAAGGATCTGGACGAGTACATCGACTATCTGGCGGCGAATCCGTCAGAGGTCATGGGAATCAGCTCGGGTCTTCCTCAGTATGACGCAGCCATTGGCGGGGGATTTCAGCGCGGGACAGTCAATGTGATCGGTGCCCGCCCCAAGACTGGCAAGACCCAATTGGCAGACAACATCGCCCTGCATGTGGCTTCCAAGCTAAACATACCCGTGCTCAATCTGGATACGGAGATGTCGGCCAAGGAGCATTGGCATCGCATGTTGGCGAACATGGCCAATGTCACTGTGGATGATGTGAAGAGCGGGAAGTTCGGCGCCGACGAGGTGAAGTCCAAGGCGGTCTACGAGGCCAAGGAGAAGCTCAAGAATATCCCCTACCATTACGCCTCCATCGCCGGTCAGCCGTTTGAGGAGACGGTCGGGTCGATGCGTCGGTGGCTGTATCGGCATGTCGGGTTTGATGAATCCGGCCAGACCAAGCCGGCACTCATCGTGTTTGACTACATCAAGTTGATGGACGATCGCAGCATCACCAAAAACATCTCGGAGTTTCAGGCGCTCGGTTTCCTGATGACCAACCTGCACAATTTTGCAGTGCGTTATCAGGTGCCCGTCTTGGCTTTCGTCCAGCTGAACCGGGACGGGATCAATGCTGAAGATACCAGCACGGCCAGCGGTTCCGACCGGATCATCTGGCTCTGCTCCAATTTCAGCATTTACAAGTGGAAATCGCAGGAGGAGATGGCCGAGGAGGGGGTTGGTCCGGACGGTGTCAGGTACAACCTGAAACTGATTCCGGTCGTTTCAAGGCACGGGAAGGGGTTGGATGGCGGGGATTACATCAACATTCAGGGGCAGTACGAATATGGCAGACTCAAGGAAGGACCGACGCGGAACGGACTACTCCGGAGCAGGCCCACGCGGTCAGGCTTCGACAATCCCCCCCAAGAGTCCGCAGAATTTTGAGCGACTACGGAAAATAGCCGCCGCAGCCACACAGAAGATGGAGACTGTCCTTGACGCCCTTGGTCTTGAGTACAAGCCCGCCGAAAACTCTTTCTTCACATCCTGTCCCGTGCATGGTGGCGACAATCCGACCGGCTGTCGTGTCTACTACAACGCCTCAATGGGCTATTGGCAATGCTTCACCCGCGGGTGTGAAAAGGTTTTCCGGGACGACACTTTCGGGTTCGTCCGGGGCGCGCTTTCCCGCCAGCGTTACGGATGGGTGACCGAGGGTGACAAGGTAGCCACGGTTGTCGAGACCGAGAAGTTCTTGTCTGCCCTGTTGGCGATCACTCCAGGTGCTGACATTCCTCAGGTGGACAAAAGCCAGCGGGAATTTGTCACGGCCACCCGCATCATGCAGGTTGAAAGCGGGCCGGTCGGCAAATGGGGGCGCGATCTGGTTCGATCCAGAATGGAAATCCCCAGCAAGTTTTTCCAGGGGCGCGGATTTGGCCAGGAGGTCTTGAACCATTTTGACATCGGCGACACGAGACAGGGGCCTTTCGCTGGCCGGGCTGTCGTTCCCGTCTATGACTACACGGGTCGCATGGCTGTCGGCTTTTCTGCCAGGGCTATCGGGGACATCCAGCCAAAATGGCGTCATTCCGAGGGATTTTCCCGCTCACGCGTTCTTTACAACCAGTTCACCGCCTTTCGGGACGCCCGCCGCAACGGCACCATCATCCTGACCGAAGGCCCCTGTGATGTTTGGCGCCTTTGGGAAGCCGGTTATCACAATGCAGTAGCACTGTTTGGTGTCGCCCTGAGCGACGCCCAGCAAGTCCTTCTGGAGTCTTCTGGCGCAAGTCGGGTGATTGTCTTCCTGGATGACGATGAGGCTGGCCAGACTGCTTCACAGAAAATTGTCGGTCAGCTTTCCCGATCTTTTCGTGTGATTTCTGCCCGGGCTGGCAAGGGTCGCGACCCTGCCGATCTGTCTGTTGACGAAGTGAAAGAGATTTTAGGGAGACTCAAGTGATGCTGATAGGAATCGCTGGGCGCAAAGGTGCCGGGAAAGACACGCTGGCCATGGATTTGGTGAGAAGTTCCTACCGCATTAACAGCTACTTCGGCGGCGGGAAGGTCTTTCATATGGCCGACACGCTCAAGGAAGTGTGCATCAAGTTGCTTGGCCTCCAGGCCGACTTGGTCTACGGCACCCAGCAGGACAAGGAACAACCCACCCACATGAAATGGGAGGATATGCCTACTTATCCGCTGATGCCAAATCCCAAACCATCTGGGTTCATGACGGTGCGGGAGGTGTTGCAATATTTCGGAACTGAAATCTGTCGCAAGATGTACTCAAAAGTTCATATCGATGCCACATTGAACGCAATCGCACAATATGACGAAAAGTCCGAATCCAAAGGGATTTATGTCGTTGCCGATCTCCGTTTTCCAAATGAATGTCAAGCCATTAAAGAAGATGGAGGTATCGTCATAGGTTTAACCCGAGGCGAAAAAGGTGACAATCACACTAGCGAAAATGCTTTAGACGACTATTCTTTTGATGTGTTGATAGACAATATCGGCATGTCTCGTGAAGAACAACTTGAAGCTGCCATAAAATCCCTAAGAAGGAGCTACCGTTGATCGTCACTTTTTTGCGATCCAGCTCAGTTGGATCTTACGGGTGGTGTCCTCATAAGTTCTTTATCACAAGCAACTTAGGCCATAAGGAACCATCCGGCAAAAAAGCTGAATCTGGAAATATAGTCCACAAAGCTTTGGAATTGTTGGCCCGAAAGAAACTGGCGCATCAAAACAAAGAACGGACTTTTTCCGACCCGGAAGTCGAGAAAGAGTTTGATACCGCCACTTTCACTCCAGAATTGGCGATTCAGGCCGGATGGGATCATTACACGAATCCAGAGCGAACCATCCACCCCTGGACCAAAGGTGATCGCAACAAATGCGAACAATGGACTTGGGATGTCTTGTTGTTCAATGATGGCATGTTTTCTCCGGTCAATCGTAATGTGGTCATGCCTGAGCAGTATTTTGAGATCACTCTGCCACACGATTGGGCCAAATACGAATATTCGTTGCCGGATGGCCGTCGCTACGAAGGTCAATTGATCTTGCGTGGGACGATGGATCTTGTCACCAGGGTCAGGCCTGGACTTATTGAGTACATCGATTGGAAGACAGGCAAGCGTCGATGCTGGGTAAAAGACAAAGTTAAAGAATACGAAGATATGTACGAAGATTTTCAGCTTCGTCTATATCATTATGCATTGTGCGAGCTTTATCCAGACGATGATATCTTAATGACGATCTTTTTTGTGCAGGACGGTGGTCCTTATTCTCTTTGCTTGCAACGATCCGATCTGCCCGACACCCTCCAGATGATCCGTCGTGAGTTTGAAAAGATCAAAAGGGACAATGCCCCCAGCCGCATTCTTGACCGCGACCCAAACAACTGGAAATGCAGTCGCCTCTGTTCTTTTTTTGATGACGAACATCCGGAATCCGGTCTTTCGACCTGTCAGCACTACAGGAACGAGATTGTTCAACTTGGCATCGACCGGGTTGTTGCCAAATACGCTCTGGGCGAACCCTGGGCTGGGTATGGGTCTGGTGGCGGTAGAACAGAAAGGGTTGACGAAACCGCCAATCAAGCCGTACTATCTTCGGGAGTTGTGTCGTGACTAACTGCCATTTGAAGATCGGGACTAAAACCACATTAAACGAAGCCGAACAAAGACTGGCTAAGTTTTTGGCAAAGTCCAGATACATGCAGAACAGGAAGTCAAACACAAAAGACGGCAAGGTGGGGCCGCAGGATTGCGAGACAACTGATCTGGAAGGAATCGCTGCCGAGATCGCTTTCTGCAAGATGACCAATGTTTATCCAGATTTGCAACTGGATGAACGCCCCGACTTTGACGCAACTCTTCCCTGTGGCACCACCGTGGATGTCAAGGCCACCCGCTATAGAAGCGGTCGCCTTTTGGCTGTCCCTGGCAAGGCCAACAAATCAGACGATCTTGACGCGTATTCGCTCATTGTGGGCGAGTTTCCCGGCCCCTATGAGTTTAGGGGCTTTATGAGAAGTGACGACCTCTTGCGGCAGGAGAGACTCACCAATTTGGGCCACGGCCCGACCTACGCCGCGGATCAGAAGGAGCTTGTTGAGCAACCATGAGTCTTGCCAATTATCAGGTGGATGCCCGCACGACCGCTATCTACCCACCCGAAGCGAAGGTGATCTATCCGGCTCTTGGTCTGGCCGGGGAGGCCGGTGAGGTCTGCAACAAAACCAAGAAGATTTTGCGCGACGACGGTGGAAGGATGACTGAGGAGAAGCGGACTCAACTGATCGACGAGTTGGGCGATGTCCTCTGGTATGTTGCCAACCTTGCCACCGATCTGGGAGTGACCCTTGACGAAGTGGCTAGGATCAATCTGGCCAAATTGAACAGTCGCAAAGAGCGTGGCACCATCACGGGCAGCGGGGACAATCGGTGACCAAGCTGACCTGCTACCTTGATCTGGACGGGGTCCTGGCGGATTTTACCGCCGGGGCCATCTCCCTCCACAAGCTCCCGGTCACTCACAAGGATGTGGACTGTTGGGATTTTCACCACAAGTTAGGCTTCCAGGGCGACAACGAGAAGAAGTTTTGGGAGCCTATGGGTTTTGATTTCTGGGCCAACCTCCCCAAGACCAGAGAGCATGATGCCGTACTGTCGATCGTGGAAGAGGTTTTTGGTGACAAAGTAGTAATAGCTACTTCTCCAGCATCAACGCCAGGGTGTGTTGAGGGCAAGATTGCCTGGATCAACAAACATCTTCCGGCTTATTCGCGCAGGTTTGTTGTGGGCGCCTCCAAACACCTCATGGCCAGTTACGGCAAAATCCTGATAGACGATTACGAAGTCAACACAAAACGCTTTTTTGAGCACGGTGGAACAGCTATTCTTTTCCCTAGGTTGTACAACAGTCGTGGTCATCTGACTGTTGACGGTCATTTTGACAAGATGGACACCTTTCATATGTGGCTAAAGGATGCGGTGCGTTACCATAATTTTTTCGGGGATGCTTAGGGGTAGGGGTTGGTTTTTGTCTTTCAGGGGTGGGGGTTGTCAATGAGTTGGGTTCCGCTGCATTGTCATAGCATGTATAGCTTGCTTGATGGGCTTAGCAAGCCTGATGCTATTGCTAGCAGATGTGAGAAGTTGGGCTACAAGGCTTGTGCGATCACTGATCATGGCACGCTTTCTGGCGTCGCCGCTTTTTCCAAGGCTCTCCGCAAGAAAAACATCAAGCCGATTCTTGGATCGGAGTTTTACCTTTGCTCTGGACCCGCACACGACAAGCGTCCTGAGAATGGCTCTCTGTCGCATCTGTGCGTGCTGGCAAAGGGGGAGGAAGGATGGAAAAGGCTTGTGCAGGCCTCGAGCGACTCCAATGACCCCAACCATTTCTATCGTAAGCCTAGGCTGGATTTGGAGTTGCTGGCAAAACATGCGGATGGCAAGTTCATTGTTTTTTCTGGACATCCCGGTAGTGACCTCTGCAATGCGCTGTTTGAAAATCCGAAAGCTGCCTACGGCTGCCAGACATACGAGCAGGCTCGGGCCATGGTGCCATCAGACTGGGAAAAAAGACTGCTTACAGTTACAAACCGTTACAAAAATCTTTTTGGGGACGAAAATTTTTGGATTGAGATACAAGCGGTTGACCAGGACAACCTTCCAGCTGCTGCGGTGACGGTGAAGGCGTTGCGTCATTTTGCCAAAAAGCACAACATCAAGACGCTGGCTACTCCAGACGCACATTATCCAGCTAGCGAAGATGCCGCAGACCAGAGGGTTTTGCTTTGTTCTGCTATGCAAACAACTTTGCCAACGATACATTCAGCATTAGCTAAGCAAGAAGATGTTTCTCTTGGTGGTTTTTTTAGGTCTAATCGTTATCACATTCCAGATTTTGATGAAGTCAAAGGCCTGCATCTCGGCCCTGAGATTGAGGCCTCTCTAGAAATCAGCGAAATCTGCGGGGATTACGACATCCTTTCCAAACCACAACTGCCTGAGTTTGCCTGCCCCAATGGCATGGGGGCTGATGATTATGTCCGCCAACTTTGTCGTGAAGGTTGGAAAAAGAAGCTGAAACATGCTATCCAGGGCAGTCCTGACTACACAACCTATGGTGATCGCATCAAGAAGGAGCTTGGCGTCATCACCGAGGCGGGCCTGTCAGCCTACTTCCTGATCGTGTCCGAGTATTGCGATTGGGCCAGGAGCCAGGGTTGGCTGGTTGGCAAGGGGCGCGGTTCGGGCGCAGGATGCCTTGTCAGCTACCTGCTCGGAATCACCAATGTCGATCCGGTCAAATACAATCTGCTGTTTGAGCGTTTCTACAATGCGGGCCGCAACCAGCCTGGGCGGGTGTCGTTGCCAGACATCGATTGCGATTTTCCCATCTCGCACCGCGATGAAGTTGTACAACATATGCGGGATCGTTACGGCGAAGACCGCGTTGCCCAAATGGTCACATTTTCAAGATTGCAGGGGCGTGCAGCGATCAAGGATGTTTTACGCGCCCATGAAAAAGGCACTTTTGATGAAATCAACAAAATTACCGAGCATATTCCTGACGAGGCCGCTATCTCCGACGAACTCCAGGAAATGCGCGAGGAGACCGGCGAAGCCTCCATCTTGATGTGGGCGCTGGAAAACAATGCCAAGGAGCTTTCGCCCTGGTGCCGGGTCAACGACAGCGGCCAATTGGAAGGACCGCTGGCCGTAGAGTTTGCCCAAGCTATCCGTCTTGAAGGAACCAAGCGAAACCAATCAAAACATGCCGCAGGTGTGGTCATTGCGCCTAGATCGTTGGCCGACTGCTGCCCTATGGTATTTGACAAGTCTACAAACCGTCGCATTTGCGGTGTGGAAATGTCTGACTTGGAAGCCATGGGTTTCGTCAAGTTTGACATTTTGGGGGTTGCGGCTCTCGACAAGATGCAAGGGGCCATTTCTTTGTTGAAGGGGGGATCTGTCCGTGTTTGATGAAGAATCAGAAGAAGCTGGACTTTCCAAGCGTATGGTTGCGCACAACCTGGCCCTGCTTGATGCTCTTGCCGAGGCTTCTGAAGCCAAGAAGCGCATGGCTGAAGAGATGGGGAATGTCATCAAGGCGATCCTGATCAAATTCGGGGGCGAGATCACTTTGGATGGCACCTTCATCGCCGCTGCCGAATCGCCGACCTGCACTTTGAATCACGAGATTCTGTCCAACGGCGAAGCCCTGCGTTTTTGGGTTGAGGAAGTTGAAGAGGGGGACGACGAATGACCAACAACATCATCATCTGTTTTGATTTTGAGACCGGCGGTTTGGACATCAAAACCACCGAGCCGATTGAGATTGCTGCGGTCGCCATCAACCCCAGGACGCTGTCGGTGGTGCCGGATGGCACCTTCTACAGCCTGTGCAAGCCGACCGATTTCTCTCTGCTGCAAGACCAGGCGTTGGCCGTCAACGGCAAAACGCGTGATCAGTTGAAGGCGGCTCCCGAACAGGAAGCGGTCTGGCGTTCATTCTGCTCGTTCATCAAGCGTTTCAACCCGAAGGGAAACAGTTTCACGACGGCCCCCATAGCCGCCGGAAAGAATATCCGCGCCTTTGATTTGCCGATCTTCAGTCGCCTTTGCGCCAAGTACGGCTTTGCCGACAAGAACGGGGATCAAAACCTGTTCCATCGTCGGAAGGTCTATGACCTAGAGGATTTGCTTGAGTTCTGGTTTCACGACTCCGAGGAGTTGCCGGATCGCAAGATGGATACCTTGCGCAGGTATTTTGGATTGAGCCGGGACGGGGCGCACTCGGCCATGATTGACACGAAACAGACAGCGGAGTTGATAGTGCGTTTCCTGAAGGTTCATCGCTATTACGCCGCCAAAATCCCGTTCCGCGGTGCGTGCGCCAAAAACTCGGTGATCATCTGATGGCCGAGCATCACATGCCCTGCGGTTGTTCTTGGCCCGTTGTCGGCGATCCACCACGCCAGGGGGCATTGCCGCTTCTTGATGTCGATGTCGCCAGCCTGCCGGATTGTCATCTGGCCTGGGATATCATGTCGATCGGCAACACCAAGGGCGTGTTCCAACTGGAGAGCCGGTTGGGGGCGACTTGGTCGAAAAAACTGAAGCCCAGAAACGACGAGCACCTTTCAGCCTTGGGCGCCCTCTTGCGCCCCGGCTGTCTGGCCGCCAAGGACGAGAACGGCATCAGTCTGACCGAACACTACTGCCGTCGCGTCAACAAGGAAGAGCCTGCTGACTCGTTCGACCCCGCCTTGGATGACATCCTCGGGCCTACCGAGCAGATTCTGGTTTACCAAGAGCAGTCGATGCAGATCGGGGCCAAGCTGGCCGGCTTCGACCTCAAGCAGGTGGACCGTCTGCGCAAGGCAATCGGCAAGAAGGATCAGAAGGAGATGGCCGAGGTCAAGCGGCTTTTTCTGGAGGGTGCTGAAAAAGTCAAGATTGTCTCCATGGATATAGCAGAAACTATCTGGAGTTGGATTGAGAAGAGCGGGCGCTATCAATTTAATAAATCTCATAGTATGAGTTACGGGTTGACCGGGTACGACACCGCCTACCTCAAATCCCATTTCCCGGTGCAGTTCTACACCTCGTGGTTGGCGTTTGCTGAGGACAAGGTTGATCCTGACCAGGAAGTCATGGAGTTGGTCGAGGATGCCCGCAGAGCGGGAATCACCGTGTTCCCTCCGGATGTGCGTCACAAACAGATGATTTTCTGGACGGACGGAGTCGACATCTATTTTGGCTTGTCCAACATCAAGGGGCTGGGGCAGTCGAATCTGCACAAGTTGTTTGAGGTCATGGACAAGGCCGAGCAGTCTCTGGCCAAAAAAGCCACGGATTTTACCTGGATGGAATGGCTTGTGCATGTCGCCGCAGAAATCCCCTCCGTCAACCACAAGTTGATCATGGCCGGAGCCTTGGATTGGACCGGAAGAAAGCGTCAATTGATGCTGGCCGAGATTGATGTCGTGGCTTCGCTCACCAAGAAGGAGCAGGCCTGGATTCTCAAGAATTGCAATGGCGACGAGCCTTTTGTGGATGTCCTGCGTCGTCTGGCCAAACCCAAAAAGGAAGGGGGCGGCGTGGCCAATATCAAGCGTGGTTCGCTGGTGAACGGCCAGGCCACCCTGCTGGAGCATCCGCCGACCCCGTTGAGCGACCATCCGGCGTGGATGGCGTGGGCCGAGGAGCAGGTCTTCGGATTCGCTCTGACCTGTTCTCGTGTCGACGGCTGTGATTTGGGTGATGCGAACACGACCTGCGGAGAATTCCTGGCGGGCAAGACCGGGTTCCTGCTGCTGGGCGTTGAGGTGCGCGGCGTCAGGTCGTTCAAGACAAAGAAGGGAACCATGATGGCGTTCCTTTCTCTATCGGATTCGTCCGGGATGCTGGACGATGTGGTGTGTTTCTCTGAGCCTTGGGAGGAGTACAAACACCTCCTGACTGAGGGGAACACGGTTTTGGTGCAGGGCGAACGAGACCCCAAGAAAGGTTCGTTGGTCGTGCGCAAGGTTTTTCAGATGTCATGAGGTGAATTCGTGAACAATTGCATTTTTATTGGGAACTTCGTCCGCGACCCCGAGCTTCAGAATGTCGGGGCCGAGCACCGCGTGGCAAAATTTGCCATCGCTGTCAACGGTGGCCGCAAGAACCGCAACGGTGAAGAAGAGGTTGCGTTCATTGAGTGCGAAGCCTGGGACAAGTCGGCTGACACCATCAGCAAGTATATGAAGAAGGGGTCTAAGATCGCCATCCAGGCGACCGCCCGCACCGACACCTGGACCGACAAGTCGAGCGGCACCAAGCGTTCGACCCTGAGGTTCCGGGTTAACAACTTCACCTTCCTGGGTGGCAAGGGCGCCGACACGAAAACGGGCAAGGCGGTGGCTGCCGGTGTCGGAGCCGAGGACGAGGGCGTCGGTTTTGCCAGCGGTGCTGACGGCGAAGAAATCCCCTTCTGAGAATAGCAATGGCACGCATCCTTTTGGTTGGCGAGGCGACTTGGTTGCAGACTGGCTACGCCACTTATGCAAGCCAGATTGCGCACAAACTCCAAGCCGCCGGTCATGAGATCGGGGAGTTGGCTTGTTACGGTGTCCCGAGCGATCCGAGGCGGGCCTCAAGCCCGTGGCCGGCTTTTTTCGTGACCACGAACACGGACAACTACCCGCCTCTGGCCATCAACCAGTCCAATCCTGCGCTGGGGGCCACGATTTTTGAGGAAACGGTTCTGCGCTTCAAGCCGGATGTCGTGATCTCATTGCGTGACCCCTGGCAGGATGCGTTCATTGCCTATTCCCCGTTGCGCCCCTACTACCGGTGGGTTTTCATGCATCCGGTGGATGGGGAACCGCAGGATGACGAGTGGGTTGCGATCCTCAACCAAACCGATGCCGTGCTCTGTTATTCGGACTACGGCTTGAATGTGCTGAAGCAGTACCCCGGCCTCAATCTGGCCGGGGTCGCTTCCCCGGGCGCTGAACCGGATGTCTTCTTCCCGCACAGCCAGAAGGAATCTCGGGAAGCCCTGAACATCCCCCAGGACGCCTTGCTTGTCGGCACGGTGATGCGCAACCAGGCGCGCAAGTTGTACCCGGATCTTTTTGAAAGTTTCAAGAAGCTGCTGGATACTGCGCCGCCCCACATAGCTGACCGGCTTTATCTGTATTGCCACACGGCCTGGCCCGATGTCGGCTGGGACATGCCCAAATATCTGTTGCGTCACAATGTCGCTCACAGAACCCTCTTCACATTCGCTTGCAAGAAGTGCGACCGGGCCTCTGCCCTGCTGTGGCAGCTGCCATCCGGGTACTGTCCGTACTGTGCTAGTGGCGAATTGACCACCCCCGGCGTGGCCTCTGGCCTTCCCCGGTCGTTCATGCGGCCGGTGTATTCATCCATGGACATATTCGTGCAATACTCGGTGTGCGAGGGATTCGGAATGCCACAGGTTGAAGCAGCCTGTTGTGGTGTCCCGGTGATCTCAGTTGACTTCACCGCCATGTCTTCTGTGGCCTCGGCTATCGGGGCTGAAACCATCCCAGTCCAACGCGCTTTCCCCGAACTGGAAACCGGGCGCATGATGGCGTTGCCAGACAACCATGCCCTGGTATCCACCTTGACCAACTTCTTTTCGTCGCCGCCCGCATTGCGTCGGGCGATCGGCCAAAAACATAGAGATATGGCTAGTGCTAAATTTAGCTATAGTAATGCTGCTTATGTATGGTTAAATGCAATAAATAAATTGCAACAACCAACAAAAAGCTATCAAGATACTAAAACAATATTGCCTAACTTATCTAGACCAGAAGACTATCTATCAAACAAAGAATGGGTTGACCAAGCTTTTGCGTCGGCTCTCGGTATCTCTTCTGCGCAAGCTGGATATTTGGCGCAAAGGATGTTGCGTGATCTTTCTCGTGGTTATTGCGACACGACTTTTGTGCCTTCTCAGTACACAAGCTTTGGCCCCGGCGGCAAGCTAGGAGCTTTCAACCGGGATCATGCCTGGGATCAACTGTGTGCTGAGCGGCGCAGGATTGAGTTCTGGGAGGAGATGCGGACATCATGAACGATATCCTCTACATCGGCAATTTTCATGACGGCACCGGCTACGCCAGAGCCTGCTGTGAGACGGCTGTTGCGCTGGAAGAAGCAGGGGCGAGGGTGGTTTGCCGGCCGATCACCTTCAACGGCGGCGCCCAGCCCTGCCACGACAAGATCTACGAGCTGGAAGAGCGCAGCATGCCCGCCAGGTTCGACGCGGTCATCCAGCACACCCTGCCTCCCGTCATGAAGTTTGACCGCAGGCTCGGTTTGAATGTCGCGAATTTTTACTACGAGGCGAGCAGGTTCACTAGCGCCGGCTGGGATCTGCGCCTGAACATGATGGATGTCGTCGTCACCACGCCGGGAATCTCCACGGCGGCCTGCTCCAACAGCCGTGTCAACAAGCCGACCATCAGCCTGCCCCTCCCCAGCGATGCCCATCGCTATCTGAAAAAGTACCCGGTGCCAGAGTTCATCCGGCAATACGTCGACGAGAAGAAGTTTGTCTTCTACACGATCGGCGAGAATGTCCG